ATTTACAGGTTGAGGTTTAAAACATGGCAAGAAAGAAAAATAGCAAGGCCAATAAATGGACTCAACCAAGTAATCCGCCTCCACCAATGTTTCTTGGTGAAAAGGAACGTGATCTTGTTAAACAAGTTAATGATGAAGTAATTGAACGAGTAATCGGTCAAACGCTTCTTTATTTTCCAATAAGTTATACACATACTAATTTTCATCCTGTTTATGGTGAAGCAATAGAAAAAAATTTTTTACCACCTGTGAGAGTTCATGCACTTGTTAAATTTGATGGTGTCGAAACAGCAACAGATACATTTGGTTTAGATAAAAAGACAAAAATAACTGTTAACTTTCATCGTCGCAGATTAACACAAGATCAAAATCTTTTTGTTCGTGAAGGTGATTTTGTATTTTATGGTGGCCGTTTTTATGAAATAATGACAGCTAATCTACCAAGACAGTTATTTGGTCAAGCAGAACACCGTTTTGAAATTCAATCAACTTGTACATCAGCAAGAGCGGGATTATTTGAATATCCAGCTGAAATTGATCAGGCTCTTGAGATTTTCCGTGAATTAACAGAAGATGGAAAAGTTGTAAATATGGGTGATGTTGTCGAGGGATGCCGTGGAACAATTAATAAAATTAACGCATCAAATAATTCACAAGATTTGCCACAATTTATTGACTATAATGAGAATCCACAAAACTATAAGGGTTGTGTTATATATTTAACAGCTTTGGGAGATTTTCAACCACCACCATTTCAGATAGCAAATAAATTTTATTACAATGAAGATGGTATTTGGTATACATCTCCATTCGCATTTGAAATTTTTGAAAATGGTCCATTTGGTAATGGTATATTTGAAATCACTGAGGAATAATAAATGAAAAGTCAAAAAGAAGGTGATGGAAAATTTCCACTTGACCCATCAAAAATAGAAAATATTGATTTAGCTGTTTATAAATGGCTAGATGAAAATATGAATCTTTATTCGACAACAAGCAAAGGTTGGGCAAAAACACCAGTTATCTGGGTTTCGGGCGAAAGATCATTTCAGATTAAAAATAGAAAAGAACTTCGTCAAAATGATGGTAGTTTTATTTTACCAGCAATTACAATAAAAAGAACCGGCATCAATAAGGATCTAAAACCAAAAGGTATATTTCCTGGTAATGTTGTACCAAATTTATTTAAAGACGATTATGTGGTTGTAAAACAGATTAATCAGGATAAAAGTACTAACTTTGCTAATGCAGATACTCAGAAAAAAATTGGACAATCTAATTTTAAAAGAGAAAATAAAAAAGTTGTTTATGGCTTTAAATCAGTCAAATTTCCTGTACAAGCGGTTTTTGAATATGAAATCGAATTACGAACAGAGTATCAGCAACAAATGAACGAATTAACACAACCATTTCTAGTTTTCACCGGTGCTGGTAACTATTTTGTAATTGAAAATGAAGGACACAGATTTGAAGTTAATATTGATTCAGCATATACAATTGAACACAATGGTGATAAGTTAGAACAAGAAGAACGACTATTTAAAACAAAGATAAAATTAAACGTTGTTGGTCACTTAGTTAATGCTGGCGCAAACGAGACTGATACAAATATAATTTATCGTGAAAATGTTGTTGAAGTGAAAATACCAAGAGAATATATAATGACAAATGAAAATTCTCCACTTAAAAAGAAATGGTAGAATTACCGGCTTTTGAATATAAACAACACTATTTATTTTAGAAAAGTCAAATTTAGAGGAGATTTGTATAATGACAGCTAAAAGATTTAAATTCGTTTCACCTGGTGTAAAAATCAATGAAATTGATAGATCTGTAATAACAACAAATAATGGAGCAATCGGCCCAACTGTTGTTGGCAGATTCCAACGCGGTCCCGGCTTAGTACCAGTTACGGTTGGTAGTTATGTTGATTTTGATAATGCATTTGGTCCTCCAACACGCGGCGTGGTTAACTCAACAAGAAGCGATGTTTGGAGAACAGGTCAAGTACAGTCTCCTACATATGCTGCATATGGTGCTGAAGCATGGTTAAAAAATTCTTCACCATTAACAGTAGTTCGTACATTAGGTGTTCAACATCCACAAGCTATTGCCGATGACAAAGCGAAAGCTGGCTGGAAAGCTGGCAGTGGAAGATCAACAGTAAGTGGCGGTGGTGCTTGGGGTATTTTTATGGCGGATTCAGGTTCTGCCACAACTGCTTCATTAGCAGCTGTAATTTATTTAAGAGAAGGTGAAGTTGAACTTTCCGGTACAAATTTGGCTGGTACGCCAGTTCAAGATAGTAAAGTATTTGTAAAATCAGTTGGTAATAATTGTGAATTTAGATTAGTAATCAAGAATGGTGCTGGAACTGAAGTTGTAAAAACATCAGTAAACTTGAACAAATCAAGTTCAAAACATATTCGCAAAATTTTAAATACAAATCCAGTTCTAACAAATGTCGAAATCACACCAGCATCAGCACTTAAAACATACTGGCTTGGCGAAACATTTGAAACCTTTGTCAGTACAGTTGTTAGCAATCAAGATGATGATGATGGTGTCATTGCCTGTGTTGTTCCACTAGAAAATACACTCGATCTTGATTCACCAGTAAATCTTGGTGATCACTTGGGTGTTCAAGCACAGCCAGCAAAAACAGGCTGGGTTATTTCACAAGATTTAAATTCATTAACTGCATCTTTTGATCCAAAAGATATGCCAAAACTATTCCGTTTCTCTACGCTCGGTGGCGAAGAAGGCGATAGTTCTGGCGAATGGGAACAAAAGAATGTTAAAATCTCAATTGAAGACGTTAAGGCTTCTAACAATAGTTTCAACAAGTATGGTTCATTTACTGTAAAAGTACGTAAAATGACCGACTCAGACAAAAAACAAGAAGTTCTAGAAACATTTAGTGGTGTTAATCTAGACCCAACTTCACCAAACTACATCGCAAGAGTAATTGGTGATAAGAAAGTTATTTGGGACAGCGATCAAGAAAGACACAAGACACTTGGTTCTTATGAAAATCGTTCAAACTTTATAAGAGTTGAAATGGATACACTTTTGGAACAAGGCGCATTAGATCCTGTTTTACTTCCATTCGGCTTCTTTACTCCACCTAGTTTTATTGCTGGTGAATTAGAAGATACCGATATTGTTAATAGTGGTTCAACTCTTGTTCTAGGACCAATTGATGCTGGTCTTCCAATTAGTTGCAGCCTCTTATTCCCAACATTACCAATGGTTTCAAAAGTAACCAGAAGAGGTGATAGAACATATCTAGGTATGGAATCACTAAGTGGTAATGGTAGATTGTTTAATGACGATGTTTTAGATCTATTAAGAGCTAAACCACAAAACGTCTCAACATATGAAGCTGGATTAAACGATACTCTAATCGAAAACAGTGTAGTGTTTACACTTGACGATGTTAAGTTATCAGGCTCCGCAGCTGCAGAATGGGTAGCTGGTTCACGTAAACTAGGTGAATCATTAACAGCCCTTAGTGCTTCAGTAACAGGCTCAGATGAAGGCTACAGAAGTATTTTGAATGCTGGCTTTAATCAATTCACTATGCCACTGTTTGGTGGTACAAACGGTTTCCGTATAGATGAAAAAGATCCACTAAGAAACAAATTCATGACTGGCATGTCTGAAGATGATCTTGAAGGTAAATCAAATTACGCTTTCTACTCACTAAAGAGATCAGTCGATTCTGTAGCAGATCCAGAAGCACTAGATATGAATTTGTTAACTGCTCCAGGTGTAACAAATGTTGTTCTTACAAATCGTATAATGGAAGTTTGTGAACAAAGAGCAGATGCATTAGCTATTATCGACATTGAAGGTGGCTACCGTCCAGAATCAGATCCAGACAATGCTGAAGATCTTGAAGCAGATAGACTTGGCTCAGTTCAAGAAACAATTTCTGCTATTAAGCAAAGAGATCTAAATTCAAGTTATGGTTGCACTTATTATCCATGGGTTAAAGTCCGTGATAGCCGTGAAAATGGCGAAGTTTGGATGCCACCATCAGTTGTAGCACTTGGTACAATGGCTTCATCACAAGAAGTCTCAGCAGTATGGTTTGCACCAGCTGGATTCAATCGTGGCGGTCTTGACCGTGGTTCTGCAGGTCTAACAGTAACCGAAGTTCGTGAAGTTCTAAAGGCAACACAGCGTGATGATCTTTACGAAGTCAATATTAACCCAATCGCCAGATTCCCAGCAGAAGGTATTGTAATTTTCGGTCAAAAGACTCTACAAGCAACACCATCGGCACTTGATAGAATCAATGTTCGCAGATTGGTACTCTTCTTGAAGAAACAAGTTTCAAGAATCGCTTCAGGTCTACTATTTGATCAAAATATTAAGTCAACTTGGCAGCGTTTCATCAACGAAGTTAATCCGTTTATGGATAGTGTCAAGGCTGGTGGTGGTATCGTTGAATACAAAGTTGTTCTAGATGAAACAACCACAACTCCAGATTTGATTGATAGAAATACTATGTATGCGAAAATCTTTATCAAACCAGCTTATGCAATTGAGTTCATTGGTATCGACTTCGTTATCACAAATAGTGGTGCTTCATTCGACGACCTTTGATAATTAAAATTTAATATACTAATTAAGTGTGATAACAGGAGATTTATAAAATGGCAAATTTTTGGACAGACGGTAAAATAGAACCAAAAAGACAAAATCGTTGGGTTGTTCAATTCGACGGTATATATAATGGTAACATGTTCTTTGCTACAAAGGTTGGTAGACCATCAATTGAAGTTTCAAATAAAGAACACAAGTTCCTTAATCACACTTTTAATTATCCTGGTCGTGCTACTTGGAAACCAATCACATTAACTATGGTTGATACTGCCGGTGGTGGTGAACCAGATAAGGGAATTGATACTATGGCATCACTAATGGATATTCTTAGTGATTCCGGCTATATCGTTCCAGCAAATGAAAACTCACTAAATACTATTGCTAAAGGTAAAGCAACAAATAGTTTAAGTTCTGGTGCTCGCGGTGGTGCTGGTACTGGTCAGGTTCGAAGAAATTCAAATGGTGTTATTATTCAATTAGTTGATCCAGAAGGAAGAACAATCGAACAGTGGACATTAAAAAATGCATTCATTACAAAGTTCACACCAAGTGAATTAAGTTATGAAGATGATGGTATCGCTACAGTAGATATTGAAATTACATATGACTTCTGTGTATTCAATGAAGGTAGCGCACGCACCAAGAAGTTCGAACCACAAAATACCAGCGGTCAAGGCTGATATTTAACTTAACAAAAGAAATTTATGGGTATATCATATTTAATGGTATACCCATATTTCTTTTTAGAGGTGTTAAATGAGAGATAATGAAGACAGATTAGGTGCAATGGTTCAAGCAGATGCACCAGTTACACAGCCGGTTCAGACAACACAAAATAATTTATTAAATTTCGTTGCTCCAACAGAATTTGTAGATCTACCATCAAGAGGCGAATTTTATCCACAAGGTCATCCTCTTAGGGGTAAGACAAAAGTTGAACTTAAGTTCATGACAGCAAAAGAAGAAGATATTCTTACTTCACGTTCCCTTATTAAAAAGGGCGTAGTTTTAGATAGACTATTAGAAAGTCTATTGATTGATAAAACTGTTAAACCAGAAACACTTTTATTGGGTGATAAAAATGCACTTATTGTTGCAGCGCGTATTTCTGGTTATGGCTCTTCTTATAAGGCTTCTGTGACTTGCCCAAATTGTGGAACTTCATCAAAACACGAATTCCAGTTAGATAAATTGCAACCACATTTTTGTGAAAATTTTGAAGACTTGGGAGTTAAAAAACTTGACAATGGAAACTTTACGGTAACTCTTCCAAAAACAGGCGCACTTGTAGAAGTAAGACCACTATACGGTTCAGATGAAGTAGAAATGACAGAAATTGCCGAGAAAAGGAAGAAGATGAATCTTCCAGAAGAAGTATCAACTTCTCAGATGAAGGCATATGTTGTTTCTGTAAATGGTAATAAAGAAAAACCATTACTAAAACAGTTTATTGAAAATATGCCAGCTCTTGATGCAAAAACTTTACGCTTGGTATATAAAGAGATTATGCCAAATCTTGATATGACTCAGGATTTTAATTGCTCCACTTGTTCTTTTGAACAGGACATGGAGGTGCCCTTTACGGTGGACTTTTTTTGGCCTAAGTGATGAATATATAGAGAACGTTTATGAACAGTTCTTTATATTAAAATATCATGGCGGTTGGAGTTTTATAGAAGCATATAATCTTCCAGTAAAAATTAGATTATGGTTTCTTAAAAGACTAATCAAACAAAAAGAAGAAGAGAAAGAAGCTATAGAGAAGGCTACAAAGAAAAAATAATATAGGGCATTAATAGCCCTATATTTTTTTGATAATGCTATTTATTATGTCGAGGTGTATGTATGACAGATAAGTTAGTCCCACTTATATTAGAATTAAATGTGCAAGAAGAAAAAAGACTTGATGAAAGTTTTTTACGAATGTTTGGCGGATTAATAAATAAATTAATGCAAAGAATGTTCGGTATGCCAACACCAGAAATCGTTATTCGTGGCACAGATCAGCAGATAGATGCTTTAAAAAGTGCTCTTTCTTATGAAAAGAAGTATCTAGAAACATTTTATGCTCTTGGGTTAGATAACCCTCGTACATACCGCTCAAAGGCTGAATTAGATAAAGCAACGGCCTCTTTTGAAAGAATAACTGGTCTTAAGTGGCCTTTTAAATGAGGTTAAGCAATGGCTGATGAAACAACTTCTGCGGAACAAAAACTAATAAATAAGTATAAAGCCGAAGCAATAGAACTTCAAGGTAAGATAAATAATCTTGAAGAAGATTCAAGAGATATTATTGCGGGTTCAGTAGAAGAGGCCCAAAAAGAATTAGAACTTCAAAAAACAAGAGGTGCTTTACTACTTAAAAATCTTGAACTAGAAAAAACATCTGCTGCAGAGAGACTCAAATCTGGTGAAATAACAAAACAAGAACTTGATGATATTGAGGAATTGTATAAAAAGCAAAGAAAATCAGTTCTTGATATCTTAAAAGCAGAAGAAAAGAAACTAGATCTACTCAAAAAAGAAGAAGAAAGAACTAAATCAATTAAGAAAAATGTTCTTGGCATAGTTGAGGCAGAACAAACACGTCTTACTACATTAAATGATATAATAAAAGCCGTAGCCGATACTACGCCAAAAGAAGCCTTTATGTCATTTGTAGCTAAACTACAAGAAGCAGCCGGTCTTATTTTTGTAGCCGCAGAAGCATTTAATGCTACAACTTCAGCATTAAATAAAGCCACGAACTCAGCCGGTAAATATGATTCTATGGTTGCAAACATAGCTTCTTCTAATATTAGAATGGGTATGACTTTTGATGATGCCGCAAATTCAATTGGAGCATTATATGAAGGTTTTGGTAACTTTACAAATATGTCCGAGGAAGCGCAGGCCGATTTAGCAAATTTTACTGCACAAATGGATAAGGCAGGCATTTCTTCTAGTGTTACAGCCAAATTATTAACAACAGCTACCAAGAGTTTTGGTATGAGTGTTGACCAAACAAAAGCATTCTCAAAAGAACTCTTCCAGTTTAGCAGAGCAAACAATATTTCAATGAAGGCTATCAATGATGGCCTAGCTACCATGATGCCACGACTTGCTGCATTTGGCAAGGAAGGTCCAAGAATCTTCAAAGAAATGACTTTGGCATCAAAAAATCTTGGAATTGAAATGGGTAAACTTCTTGATATAACAGAAGGATTTACTACATTTGAAGGTGCTGCCGAAGCTGCTGGTAATCTCAATGCTGTCCTTGGTGGAAATTATCTTGATACCATGGAATTATTAAGAGCTGCCAATGAAGATCCAATACAAGCAATGAATATGCTTCGTGAAACTATGGATGCTTCTGGTAAATCTTTTAATCAACTCGATAATCAAACAAAACGCTTGATGGCAGATATCATGAAAATGGATGTTGATACTGCTAGTAAGTTCTTTAGTCAAACAACAGAACAAAGTGCTGCTGCTGCCAAACAACAAGAAGATTTTAATGATGCTGTAGCTAAATTTACATCAATTGGTGATAAACTAAAATCACTTATGACTGCTTTGGCTCCAACAATAAAAGTCGTCGCACAGGCACTTGGCTATCTTGTAGATATATTGGCTTGGATTGCAGAAAGTACAATTGTTCAGTTTTTCTTGCAAATAATGGGAGTTCTGGCTGTTGTAACTGCTGGTATTTTTATAGTTGTTGGTGCCTTTATGACATTTGCCGGTCAGCTAATGTTACTTTGGAAGGCAGGCTCATTTGTTCTTATGTTCTTCCGTGGTTTAAAATCAGAATCTGGTTCTATTGGTGAAGCATTGAAAAACATGCTTTCAAAAATCAGCGATGGTGTTAAAAATGCTGCTTCTAATGTAGGTAATTCTGTAAAAGAATTAGCTAGTAAAAGTGCTGATGCAGTAAAATCAGTAGCAGGTTCAATAGGATCGGTAATACAAAAAATAGCATCAGCAGTTGGTAGAGGTTTTCAGACATTAATGAGAGGAATTGCAGCAGGCTTTAGATTATTTGCAGAAGGTATCAAATCACTTGGTAATCCAGCAGTATTAAAAGGTATTTTAATAGCAGGATTAATTACTGTTATTATTCTAGCATTAGCTGCCGCTGTTTATATTGTTGTTTCTGCAATTGCTAATTTGTTTGAAGTATTAATGAAGGGTGGCTCTGCAGCACTTATAGCTGCAGCATCTGTACTTGTATTTTCTGCTGGGATTTATGTTCTGGCACTTGCTATGGGCTTGTTTGCTAATGTTGGTGCAGCAGGTGTAATAATCTTTGGTTTATTGGCAATTGGTGCCATGTTATTTGCTAATGCCATAACTTCAATAGCGGATTCTATGAAAATTATAGGTGAAGCATTTAAATCAATTGAATCTCTAAAGGTAGAAAAACTTACTCAATTAAAAAATGCATTCAAAGAAATAGCCGATGAAATGAAATCAGTTGTGGCTGCTGCAGTTTCATTAAATGCATTATTATTAAATCCAGTAATTGCAGCGGCAGTTATTGCAACAGCAACAAGAACGCCTGATGCTTCCGATATTACATCAAAAGCAAAAGAAACAGCTGCCGGTGTGGAAAGCGCAAAGAAATCGCAACCAATCGAAATAACATTGAACTTTGACGCACCTGTCAAAATAAATGATAAAGAAATTGGAAAGATTGCAACAAATACTATCGTAAGAATGAACTATACCGGTGAACCATTACAAGCCAATACAACAACACCAACTAGTCAGGCAACACAGCCAAAATTTAAATGAGGTAAATTAAGTGTCTTTTTATGATTATACAGACAAATATGCCGGTAATATGAATTTCGGAAAAGCATCACAAAAAGATGGTTTTTCAATTCAGTTTTATCATATTGCAACTGCAAAAGCACCACTAACTGCTAGTCCGCCAGTAGACAATGGCAGTCAAGCTACATTCAAGGCATTCTTAACTTCATTTAAAGATAATTTTAAAATAAATTGGAATCAAAAAGAAACTTTTGGTAGAATGGACCCAATTCAAACTTATAAAAACACTCAAAGACAAATAAGTATAGAATTTGATGTACCTTCTTCAACAACAGAAGAGGCAATAAGTAATTTTCTTGAATTAGAAAAACTTATAATGATGCAATATCCTGTCTATGAAACAATTCAACTTGGAAAAGGAAAAAAAACAGGAACAGATT